AGACTTGTGGGTTCTGCGGCGGGTGTTGAACGCACTCGACGAATCTCGTCAGCGATTGCTTTGGCATCTGCGGCATTGCCCGCAGCATCGGCCTTGACCAACGCTGCGGTGAGTTGTTCGAGTGTAGCCATGATTATTTGTACTTCTCAAGAAGAGCGTCGATAGCTGGATTGACAGGTGCTGCAATTGTGCCACCAGCGCCAGCCTTACTCTTGGCATTTTCAACACCTTGGCGAACAATATCTTGGAACTCACGAGCGGCGCGCACATATTCGGTTTCACTCTGCGACAGTTTCATGCGAAGTCGTGCAGCCGTGGCTTTTGCGCCTTCCTTCTCGGAAATCGCACCACCACCCTTGAGCGCCTCAAATGCTGACAGGAACGCAGCACCTTCGACCTGATCTTGCATTGTCTGAAAGTCAGACGCCGCTGTACCGTCGATGAATCGAGCACCGGGCTTCCATGTAGCACCCACGGCGTCTTGGAAGCCGGGATGTGGCTTTGTAGCAGCCTGAATGACTTTACCGCTGGCATCTTTGACAGCAGGCTTACCGATCATCTGGTCGATGTTGTCGATTGCCGTAGTAGCGTTGGCAATGATGCCCGGCAATGCTTGCTGTGCGGCCACGTTGCCCTTGGCGATTGCTTCGCCTGTGGCCTTGGCCTGCGCCATTTGTTGCTGGAACGCTGGGTCTTTTTTCTGCTTGGCTTCTTCCTCAAGCACGGCAACACGACGGCCTTCAAGACCAATGCGTTGACCTTCTTGTCGGATTCGTTGGGCTTCTTTGTCATTTCGCGCCGACTCGGCAGCGGTCATGGTGTTGCGCTTGATGTACTCACCCATACCCAGTGCAGCCTTTTGCTTCCACTGTTCAAACCCTGCTGGATCAGCGGGAATCATGTTGGCAGCTTGCATCATTGACATTTGAGCGATTGGTGAACCGGCCATGTCGGGATCGTTCTTTTGCATATCGATCCACTGAAGCGCGCTATTGCGATCATTCACGTTAATCAACGCATCACGATACTGGCTTGTTTTTGCTGCGGTTACTTCAGCACGGCGCTTGGCTTCTTCGGTTTCAGCTTTACCAATGTCAGTGGCAGCGGCAGCTAACTTGCGACCGGTTTCACCAAACTCAGTTGCTAATTTGTAACGAGTCTCTGGCGTTTTGAGATCAGGTTTTGTAGCAAGATAATCTTTGACACCTTGGCGTTCTTTGAGTGTTAAGGCATTCAACTCGCCTTCTTGCTCGAGTTGTTTAATTTTCATTGCACTCGCCAGCGTGTTCACTGGAGAGAACTGAGATAGATCGACTTGTACTGGCTTTGCACCAAGGATAATACTGGGATCGAGTGGCATGATTCCGTCCTTACTTTGAGAGATATTTGCTCAGCAACTGATTTTGGTTGTACATGCCGTACAAGCTAGTCAGACCACCCAAAGCATTTGTATAAGCGTTTGCCGAGCCAATTTGCCCAGCAGCAGACGCATTAGCTGCGCCAGTGATCGCATTGATCTGGTTAGCTGCACCTGTACCGTAAGCACTTTGACGAACGGCGTTTGATCCTGCGTATGTGTTAGTTAACCCAGTACCGTAATTGCCATACGCCGAAGTTGCACCAGCGCCAGATTGCGCGGCGATGTTGGCTGCATTTGCACCATAAGCACCTTGCGCGTTACTAACGCCAGTGCCGTAGGTTTGAATGGCTTGCGATCCACCTTGTGCCAAGTTACCAGCAGCAGCCGCTTGCTGGGCCGCCGAGGCTTGACCAATTGATTGCAATGACTGTAATGGCGCGAGTTGATTAGCGCGCTCAGTTTGGAAACGATTGAATGCGTTGCCATATTCTTGCGCTTGTGCAGCCTTTGTGGTCATGAAGCGGTTGTACGCATTCTGGTATTCCTGAGAACCCATTTCCTGACCATATCGAGCAGCAGCCTTGAGTGCAGCGCCAGATTGCAAACCACGCGCCGCTGCCGTTGATCGCTCAAGTGCTTTTTGACCTTCAGCCAAGCGGAACGCATAACCGGGGTCTTGCTCCATCTGCGTCTTGTTGAAGTCTTGAAGCAGCGAGTTGGGGTCAAACCCCTCGACTTTAAACGTAGTCGTGGCCGAGCCGTAACCGGGTGCGCTGGTATTGCCGCTGAGACCCAAAAGGTCCATCAAGCGTTCTTGACCTTTTTCACCAGCAGCTTTAAATGAACTCAGGTTTTCAACTTGTTTGTTGTAGAGTTCACGTTGCAGCGCCAATTGCTGCTGAAGTGCTGCTTGTTGAGCCGCCAACTGCTTATCTAGCGCAGCAGCATTTGCAGCGTTGCCAGCATCAGCGGCGGCTTTTTGAGCAGCAAGCGTTTGATTCAGTGCTTCTTTTTGCGCGGCAATCTGTTTATCAACGGATTCTTTATCAGCGGCAATTTGCAGTTGAGTTGCCTCAAGACCCACGGTGCCTGCTTTTTCAGCAGCAGCGGCTTGAGTTGCTGCTGCACTTGATGCTGCATCCGAACTCATTTTTGCACCTACAACAGTCGCACCGGCTACAGCTACAAATCCCCATGTCATAATTTCTCTCCTTGTGCCGTCAATTTAGGCAAAGCGTCAACAGAAGCAATTAGGCCCATGTCGTCATACGACGGGGAAATGACCTCTTGCTCAATTTTATCCAATTCGGCCTCAGATTCAAACTCTGTCAAATGCACCGTTGTCCAGAGTGTATCTTCTTCAGCGTAGACTGCGCGTTTTAGACCCACCTCGGACACAAAAGTACATGGCCCTTCGAGGTGTTTTTGGCCGAATTCTGTGAATACTGTCACCTTACCCTTGGCGATGAAGTTCAAGTGCTTGTGGCGATGAATCTTGCCAATAATCAATGTTCCTTTTGGGATCATCATTTCTCGGGCGTAGGTGCAGCACCCGTAGGTGTCATCCTTGGGTGTGAAATAGTGCTTCAATGTGCAATCTTCGAGAGTTGACTGCACCGCACCACTGTCGATCAACTGTTGCAGTCCGTCTTGAATCACCATGATCTTTTCACGAAATTCGACTTTGACACGCTCAGGGTCAGCAACAGCAAACCCTTTACCGTAAGTCACTGATGTTGGGTAGTATTTCATCATGATGCCATGATCACCCAGTTTGTGCCATCTGACACGAGGGTTGCCCATGCGCCAACCAGCAAGGGAAGAATTGCCGTACCAGGTGTGGTGCTGCCAATCGGCACAACATTACTCGATGCTGACACAACCGTTTGAAGTTGTAGGTTTTTAAATGTGATTTGACGACCGGCCCACAGCGTAGCATCTGGTAATGTGACAACACAAGTCGAACCTGATTTGTTGTTGATTAACCACCCCTCGGTGTCGGCAACTGTGAAGTCGGCTGTCTTGGTGGCAACCGTGTACCGTGCGGCCAAGCCTGTACCACCGTTAGCGACAGGTAGAACACCCGACGCGCGGGTAGAAAGGTTAAGAGCGCCTATTGTTTGGGAATCCAATACAACACCCGATAGTGTGCCACCTAATGTAATGTCACCAGTTGTGGTGACAGTCCCCGTCAAAGTTATACCATTTGCGGAACCAATACCAGTTACGGAATTTACCGTACCGGCGCCTAAATTAGCGCGGGCTTCCGCAGCGGTAGAACCACCAGTCCCTCCGTTTTCAATTTGAGCAATACCTAAAGTAGAGCCTCCTGACACAATATAAATGTTATTCAAAAAACGAAACCACTCACGCGAAATCAATCCTGTTACGGGATTGATAAAGGCAACCCTAGAAGAAGGAATTTTAGTAATATTCTGAGGATTAGGCATTTGTCGGACTCGCAATAAGTTCAGCACCCATGATTGCAATTTTCACATCATCAGTGCCTGAAACCTCATATACACGGTCGCGTAGTTTGAGTGTCATACCCAATCGACGCCAAATAACACGAGTACCGTAAGTGCCTGTCTTACCCATCGAACGCCAATGTTCATTACTCCAAGTGTGACCGCCATCGTCAGACCAACGCAACATAACTTGTGGATCAATTCCAGCAGCGCCAACGCGTCCTTTTTCTATAAGAATTGCGCCGCCAACTGTAGATGGCGATCCGTCATAGTACATAAACGAGCCATCTTCTTGAACAATAATGTCGCCACTTTCAGTCAATAAAGACGCATACGTTGTTTGTTCCCAAACAAGAACATCACCGTTTTCGGCAAGCAATTCGTCATCAGGGTCCGAGATATCGGTGACTACCAATGGTGTGATAACACTTGACTCAATCGCGCCTGTTTCAGCATCAAGTTGCAACGAATGATGAGCGGTACGCTTCAGATCATTGGCACCCGTGGGAAGCGCGCGCCAAGATCGCAACCATTTTTGCGGCGCTCCGTTGTCTGTGTACACGTTTAAATCAAATGCGTAAATATTGCCAAGTTCATGGTCGCCTACAACAATTTCATTGTTAAACGACATTTGACAATTCGAGCGATGGCGAGTGAAGCTGCCGTTGATAAATGCACCTCGTTCGTGCCACAACGATGTAGCAACGTCATAAACCCATGTGGTATTGGCCGAAGGAAATATCAGAACGTAGAACGCATGACCGTCTTGCTGATATGTGTATGCAATTGCATCGGCCATGTTGCCGTACTGCTGAATTTGCCATTCAACCGCATGTGTAGATACGCGCTGCGCCGTGTAGCCGTTGGCGCGGTAAACAATACCTTGACCGCGCGCGTCAGCGCCCAGCCAGAAGATGCCGTTGTCCAACTTAGCGACCGAGAATGGTGCAATACAGCCCACTTCGTTAAATGCACCCTGAACAGGACTCAAAGGAAAATCAGCGCCGCCCGAGTCATACCAAACCTCGACCGAGTTGGTGCCAAACAACCATGCTTCACGGTGATCCACAAGAACCGACAGTAAACCGTCAGGAGAACCCTCGGCGCTGGCGAAGTCAAGTGGGTCGATAGATGTGCCGTCCAGCAAGCTGGTAACCCACAGGCGCTGACTATTGGGTTCGTTGAACACAAAATACCCATCCAGATAGCCTACGGTGACAGCACCGGGAAAGTCTGGGTCATCGATTTGCTTGAACTCAAGTGTCAGGCTGTTGTAAATGTAGCTGGGGCCGTTACAAGCAATAAACATCTGGGTGCCATTGTCAGACATGCTGACAGGACCAGACGAGCCAGATACTGTGCCTATAAATGTGCTGTTCCACAACGTGTCAATTTTGTACAACGATTCACCAGATACAGCGTAACCGTACCCATCGAATTGCCACATGCCACGAATTGGACCATCACCCATGTTTGCAAGGAAACGCAAACCGGGTGCGCGATTTAAGAAAGCTGCTTCTTTACCACCCTCGGGAATCACCTCTGGAAAAAGGTTGACCATGCGGGCATCAGCAGCATTGACACTGCGGGCCACATAAGATGACCCAAGAATGGGGGTTTTCATCAGTAGTTACCAGCGTAAATGTTGTAGCGTTGGCGGTTTGCAACAATAGCATACGGCATTGCCATCACATCATCAGGATTGTTGATGCGCTTCAGATCACGCTTGCTGGTCATTGCGATACGTTGCACTTGAGGACTTGGTTCGACGCCGAATTCTGGTGCAATTTCCATCGCCAAGTTGTAGGTAAATGCCCGCAGATAGCCCGGTGGATAGTACAAAACCGTGGACAGTGTGGCTGGATTATCCAGTTCTTCCACCGAAATGAAATGCCACTCCAAGTCTTGCGTAGGACGTGGGTAAATGAACATTTCAGCATTGGGATACGTCATGTTGACGAAGATCACCTGCGGAAATGTAGAAGTTACCGTCTTGACAGCGATGCCATCGTATTGCTGTTGGTTGATGAATTTGATGCCATACGACACGCCGCTAGACGCTTTGAAATATGTGGCGTCATCAAACAAAATAGGACGATTGCCCACAAAATCGCCCGATGGGCCAAGTGTGCGGCTAATCAGGCCAGAGGGCCATGTGAAGACTTGATCTTGTGTGGAAAAGACAGATAGGCGCTCGGTTTGCCAACTGTCGATCATTTGATTGAGCGCCATCAAGGCGTCATTTGACATATCTGCCGAGGGTGTCTCACCTTCTGCAAGTACGCCCAGCAATCGCAATGCACGGTTGATTTGATCGCCAGCGGTGTACGTTGCCATTATCAGACTCCTTCGGTTTCACCCTCGACAACTTCAGTTCGACGGGTATATTTGCGCTTAGTCCCCAATACATTTACAGGGGCCGCATCTTCGGAGTCCGAAGGCGTATCGACATTGTAGCGCGTCCAGCCATTTTTTTCATCAGCAACAGCCTCAAGTTCCATTGTTGCAACTTTAGCGCCGTGAACGGGGTGTGTTAAGTAGATTGTTGCCATGTTTTGAGAAAGGGGCCGAAGCCCCTTTTTTTTAGTTAGATGCGATCAAACCGACGGTTTCGAGTCGTGATTCAACTTGAGCAAGACGGGCTTGCAAGTTGGCGATCACGGCCAAAACTGTATTACCTTCGTCTTTGGTTGCAAAGCCAAAGGGTGTGGTTTGTGTCAAATCCTGAATTGCGTAATCAGCAGTACCGGGAGCAGTGCTAGTGATTGTGGTCAACTGAGCAGTCAAAGCAGCGCCTTGAGCCACAGGAGTTGTGCCATAAAAACCAGCAGTACCACCAGATTTACCAATGATAGCGCCATCCAGTTGTGGGTCTTCGTATGCAACGCCGACTGGTTTGGTGTTAGTAGCCATGTTAGTTCCTTTAAAAACGGACCCCGAAGGGTCCATTTAAGTTTAGGCCAAGCGATACAGTTGCCAAGTACCGTCACCTGTTTTACGGGCGCGGAATGTGGCAGAAGATGCTTCTTGCACAACCATTACGCCGCCACCAGTGAGAGTCCAGCCAGTAGCTGTAGTCATGGTGATGTCATAGTTGGAAGATGCCAAGTTCACGACAACGAAGTCGAAAGAACTATTCACTTTGGCGCTAGACACAGTTGCTTCCAACAAAGCCACGGTGGGCAAAGTGTAAGCGGCTGCGGCTGTAGGAGTAGCCAAAATGATGCCGTTGGTGATTTGAGCAACGGTCAAAGTTGCAGTGTCAGTTGCGGTAGCTGGAGCGGCTTGAACATTGATCTGAACTTCAGACAAGTTGCCGTCGCCGATTTGATAACCGCCTGCGCCGTTAGGGAGTGCCATGATAAATTTCCTTTAAAAAGATTTTGCAAAAGAAGGGGCCGAAGCCCCATTCAGATTAGCCCCACAGGCGAACGCCCATTTGTGGACGGATTGTGCTGTAGCCGTACAACACGTCGATACGGCAAGGCATACGATCGTTGTTGATGTCGTACTGGCGAACCACGCGCAAGCTGATACCGTTGTGAACAGCACGAGCAGCCATGTCAACACCTTGTGGCAACAGCAAGTCGGCTGTAGCGAAGGTGATGGCATCTTTGTGGTATACCAAGTTTTGAGCGTATTGAGTAGACGATGCACCCACGAACACCACAGCGGCGCTAGCGACTGGGAAAGCGTTCACAGTTGCCAAGGCGTTAGATGCGGAGTAGATAGGAGCCACAGTCACAGTGATGGCAGTGCTCACAGCAGTTGCGTCAGCCAAGGCCACGAACTGGAACAATGAACCAGTAGATTCACGAGTTTGTGGGTTGACAGCGTACACGTCAGCGATAGTGAACACGTCACCAGCCTTGACAGTCACGCCAGAGCCAACAGTCAATGCCAAGCTAGTAGTGCCTTCAGCAGACACAGTAGTTGCCACAGAGTTGCCAGTAGCGCCGCGAGTACCAGTTGTGAACTGCTTGATAGATTGAGACATGTTGATTTCTTCGAAGCCCAACACGCCAGTGCCCATCATGCCGTTCTTGAATTGCTTGCTGATAGTGTCTGTTGGATTGAACAGACCTTTCATGCCTTCAACCAAACCAGCGTTAGCAGCAGGGTTCACGGTAGCGTAACGTGGAGACATCACAGCAGCGTTCTCGTTCAACTTTTGTTGGGCTTGCAACAAGACCAAAGAAGTGGAAGGAGTGGTGCCGGGTGTACCAACAGAGTTACCGATGGTTTTGTATGCGTTCGCAACGTCAGCGTCGATGCTCGATGCCAACTGGCTGATACGAGGCTTCAAAACGCGCTCTGCAAAGTCGTCCAATTGCATGGTCAATTCAGCAGATGTGAAGTTCACGCCGATGTGCTTTTGTGAAGCAACGGTCAAAGTTGTGTACTGTTCGTTGTCGTCTTGAACTTGCAAGGCGGCGCCGTCAGTCACCAGAGCGCGGTCGGGTAAACGGATACGCAATGTGGAACCGATCTTCGCACCTTCGACAGCGAAGCTGTCGTCGTATTGGCGGTTCACGTTACGGGTCAACACAAGGTTGTTTTCAAGAATCTCGAGACTCTTGCGGGTGATCATGTCGATCGTTAAGATGGTGTTTGACATTTGAAGTCCTTAAAAAATTAGCGGATGCGTTGTGCTTCCCACTTTTTAATCTGACGAAGGCGCTCGGCTTCGATCCAATCCGAGGCGTTCATGGTCTTGATCGATCGAGGATCGGTCGTGTCATGACTCGGACTTCCTGAAGACCGCGCAGTCACCGGACTAATAGGTGTTGGCGCAGAGGTTGTCTTTTTGACTGGGGGATTATCTGACAGTTTTGCCTCAATCTTCCCAATCTCTTTCGCTTGCAAAATAGGTGGCAAATTGGCAATGCGTTCAGCTTCCTTGGGGTTCGAACCCAGCCAATAGGCTAGATCAGGACCATTTTCGGATGCCTGAATTGATTCAGCCATAGCATTTGTGATTCGCAGCTTGGGGTTATAGACCACTTCTTCAAAGTCGTCGTACTTATCCCGGGCCTTTTCCTCAGCTTCGCTATACGCTTCAACAATTTGAGCCTGCTGTTTCTGGAGTTCACGTTGAGCCAACAATTCTTCAGCCTTGCGGAGCGCCAATGCTTCAGCATAAGCGTCAGGACTTTCAAAATTGTCAATCGACGGGACTTCCTTTGGTACAGCTTGCTTGGCTTGCAATTCTGCTTGCCGAGTGGCTTGCTCACGTTCCCATTTGCGCTGTTCTCTTGCGAGGCGCTTACCAATAGCAGCATCAAGTTCCTCTTGCGTGAATGTTTTCGACGCAGGGGTCTCAGGCTGGTTATCAGTTACTTCCGGCGAATTTGCTACAACTTCAGGGGCAGCCGTTGCTTCCTGTGCTGGCGCGGAGTCTACTTCCGCTAGGTTTTGGACTTCATCAGTCATTTATTGAATCCTTGGATTCCCCGGTGAACCTCACCGGTAAGGTTTTTGATTACAGCATTCGAGTGACAACGCGCTGACCTGCCGTAAGGCCGGTTGCAAACGTGATACTCGTTGTGCTGGTCTCAGTATAGTCTACGTTGTACTCTTGAACAAGTCCATCGACAATAACCATCAAATAGCCACCAAGGCCATAAGTCGGCACGGTGAATACAGTTTGTCCGGCTGTAGCAACAGTCGGTGAACTTTGGACGCCTTGAATGGTGTTGACACCATCGGCAGTCCAAATTAAATTGTCTAATGAGTCTTTGAGTACCAAAGTGTAACGAGATGGACCAAACCACACACTTGCCTCACCACGCGAGTCCAAAATGATGGGATTGGCGTTGGTGAAATTACCAGTGCTGTCGGTATAGGTGGCCGCAGGAACCGTAGTTCCGCTTTCGTAGGTGTACAGCTTGCCGCCGACAAGGGGCACACCCGCAGCAGTAAAAAACTGCATTTTGGGCGATGGGCTAAGTGTGACTACTTGAGGCATGATTAAGGGGCGTCAGGCCAATTAATTGTCTGAGGAAAACCAGACTGCGCGGTGATGTCACGAAGTGCTTGGCGGTAAGTTGCCCACGATGTGCCATTCACTGGCGCATCAGACAATTGAGTCCAATCACTTGCGGCCAACAAATCATCGCGTTTTGCGCGGGCTTGTTTTGCCAATCGATCATTTTGACCTGCGGCATACGCTGCTTCTTCCGCATCCCATGCTGCTTCTTCTTCAGCCGTAAAAGCAATGTTGCCTTCAGACGTTGCGTGATATCGTGTCATGTTTGCTCCTTAAGACTTAACAATTCCGTACAAACGGAAAGTGCCGGAAATATTGCTACCACCACTTGATTGAAATCGAAGACCAGTCAATGCTTGTGTTCCGGTATTTAAACCTGCACCTGTACATGTTTGCACAATACCCGAATCATTAATTGATGCGCCTGTGAAATACACAACCTTCTGTAATGTTGTGCTAGATGGATTATTTATGTACAAAGAAGATGCGCCACATTCTGAAGCAGCATTTCCTATCTGTTGCAAAATGCGAACACTGGTTCCAGCATTGTCATTGTTGCCGACATACGATGTTGAATTGCTTCCGGAATACGACAAATGATATTTGTAATTTGCACCAGTGTCGTAAGACCCGTTAATTTTCATTCGAATATCAAGAGGATATCCATCCAGCGATGTTTTGACATCAGTTGCAAGAACCAAATATGTTTCGTATGTACTGTTGAATGTAGTTTCCATGTCTACTGAAGCCACATTTGAAGCTGTGACAGTGGAAAGATATACCAAAGCACTTCCTGCGGGGGTTGTCCATGTAGGAGCACCCGTACCAGCAGAAGTTAGCACTTGACCTAATGTACCAGCAGCAGTGTATGCGTGCGCCGTACCTGTACCATAACCAACACCACCGGCAGTTGCAGTAGCTGTGCTATTTGTACCACCATTAGCAATTGGTAAAGTACCAGTCACGTTGGTAGTCAAATTTGCAAATGTTGTGGATGAAGTACCAGTTCCACCTTGACCAATACTCAACGGCGTTGTCAAACCAGTAATGCTTGTGGCCGAAATAGGTTTACCGGCAGTTAAGTTATCAATTGACACTTGTTTAGTTGTGCCCGATTGAACGATTGGCAGGACTTCGGAACCTGCAAGGGGGGTTGTTGCTGAGGGCAACTGGGAAATTTTTAAGTCAGCCATTTAATCACTCCAAAAGGATGTAGTCGCCATTTTCTTGAACAAGGTTCGCCCCAGATTCAGTCAGCAGATTATCTACTGCTGAACTATTGTCAATCGTGCCCGAAAAAAGCGTGGCGATGCCGCCAAGCCCGATTGCGACAGCGTTTCTGAGAGCGACCCCAAAACTCATCGGATGTTTACCGGTTTGCAGTAAATCGATCCACCTGCTGACACTTGGATCGCGCTAACGCGCCAAGGAGCACCTGTGCCTTCAGGCACAGTGAATGGAATCGGTGTGTATGCGGGAATTGGTGTGCTTGATGTGGTGGCTGTAACACCCTCGCCTACTAACACATAGCAGGGGGTCGTTGACCAAACCACAACGCCTTGAGGGCCAGCATTCCATGCGGAAGTCGAACCCGCTGTGCCAGTGTAGGCAACAGTTGCGGCGGGAAACACCGCGTCGGCTAGAGGTCTTAAAAGTTCCATACAGGCTCCTTATGCCTTAAATATACCATTATTCGTGATTATCACACAATGGTCAGAGTGTCTCATTTTTAACCAAAACCAAAATAAACATTGAGGAAACGGAGTTGTTGTTTGCACTGCCGATTGCAGTTGCCTCAACTGTGGTCTTTTCTGGAATTGCCAGTGGGTACTCAAACACATAGTTTGCGACACCATTGTTCAAGGTAGTGAGCGCCGCAGTCATGGGAATGTTGTTCAAATTACGGGTCAGTAAACGACCTTGAACTTGGGTTGAGCCGCTGGCTTGACCGGTAGAAAACAAACCTTGGGACATATACGCGGTGTACCCTGCTGGGACGGTGTAACTGCCCGTGGTTGTGTTGTTGTAGTCAAGTTTGATGATGTCGTATACGGTCGCAGGAACGCCCGCAGTTACAGTGCCTGTACCGATGTAGATGTCGCCTGCGGCAGAGTTGCCAGAGCCTGCGGTCGCCACATATGCGTAGTTGATGCGAAGCATCGCAGTGGTCATTGTGACGGCTGTTTGTCCGTTCAGCGTAACTGTCTCTGTGACTTCGTTGTAGTTTGCGTCCAATCCTTGAACGACGATTGTTCGCGCACCAGTGCCTGCGCTTGTGTCGTTTGCACTGGTTGAACTGACGGTCATCTGCAAAGCAGACGCAGGAAAGCTAATCAGGCTTTGCAAAGGCCAAACCGATACCTGAGTTTGATCAACATCAGAGTTGAATCCAAAAACAGTGACGTTGCGGTGCCCTTGTACTTGCCCACGAGACACCTGTAAAAAAAACTCTTCGTTTTTACCGTACTGGGTTTGGGAAACAAATCGTGTTGTCATGCTAAGAACTTCAATTTGTAAAGGGTGCTGAGATACAACTCAATGATCCCGTCGATCAGATTTTGAAGTGCAGAGTCCGACTTGTCAATAAACTCATAGCGCATCTTTTCAATGTCAGCCAATGAAGTTTCAAGAAACTCAATGATGTTGGTGGTCTTTTTGGCCGACATCAAAGAAATCGGACCGATCAGGCCATGACGCCCTTGATAGGCTTCCGCAAACCCGTCAGCCAACTCAATAATCTCGTCGTAAAACGTGTTCAATGCTGAGTGCTTGGCAAAGCTGCGGGTGTTGAGATGGACGCTGTGCGCCACATCTCGTGCCAAAAATAGTGTGCCTACAAAGTCGGCGCAGGTGCATTTACTCATACTGGTGTTCCCATCATTGCAGGTTGTGTTGGCATTTCGCTCATGTTTTCTTGCATAGGTTCACGTCCGGGCATTTCGCCAACAATGTCACCGCTGGTGATCATGCCGTGAACAGTGCCCATTACGATGTCTTGAATCTGCTCTGGCGACATGCTGGCTTGAACAGCGGAAATACGTTGCGTTTCAGCAGCATACGCCTTAACCATAGCCTCAAATTCCTTGATCTCGTTGGTACGAGCAATCTCAGAATTTCGCACGTTGTCGAGCATCCCGACCAATTGATCCATTTGTTGACTCATTGCTTGGATTTGCTGCTCGGCGGCCTGCAATTCTGGCGACTTTTGACCGTCGCTCAAAATCTGCGGATCGATTGTCTTCTTAAAGCGAGAAGCCATTTCTTGTGCGCCCGGCCAATCCATGTTCTTGACAAACAAGTCACCGGCCACTTTCCACAATTCAGGGTTGCCCTGCAACAATTGACCCATCGCCTCCAATGCCTCTTGACGCTTGGTGGCGTAACCGGGACCAGTGGTTGCCACGACATCGTACTTGCCCACGCCGGGGTTGTAGATTGTGTCAATCACGATGCCTTGGGCATCACGCACTTCACGCATTGGCACGGTTTGCTCGGGATCAATCTTCACCATCGATGTCTCGCCGTCTTCGCCAATGATTCGGGCAATACGGTTTGTATCGTAAATCTTGGGAATCAGATCGACCAGTTGACGAGCAATGTGACGCACAGCGCGGGTCAAGTTGTCACCGTAGTGGTATGTGCCCACGTCGCCTTCACGCTGGCGCGCCAAAATGGCCTTGCCGGAGCGTTCGTTGCCGCCTTGACCCAGCGATGCGTTGTACTGACCAGTCGTAGATTTGATGTCTTCGGATGCACCAGCTTTGGCTTGCAGCAAGCCGCTTGACGCCATTGGTGGCTGCGCGCGCTGTGGCAATGCCAAAGCGTTACCTTGACCATCGGTCACATCTGGGTTGACTTCCAAGTACGGCCAGTTGTTTGTGTTGGCCGTTTTCCACTTGTCTTCATAGCCTTCAAATTGACCACCGTAGCCAATGAACGGCGCTTTGGGAGCCAAGGCCAGCATCTCGGCTTCTTGCGAAACCCAGTAGTTGTACATGCGCTGGGCATCTTTGGCGTTACGCACCAAGCCAGACACATACAAGCGGCCATCGACTTCAAATTCGTTACCGACAACGCGAATCACGGGAATCCACTTACCGGCCCACTCATTTTGCTCAAGGATTTCGTAGCCGTTGATCTTGCAGTAGCGCACACGAGGACGATCTGCCTCGCGTGAACGCTTCGGCTTGCCGTAGGCGGCGCGCAACGATTTGTCTTCAGGTGTGCCCTCAAACGCAGTCGCGTTGCCGGGGTACAAATTGAGCGTTGCCTTGTCGTAGTCGATGTAATAGTAGTCAGCGATGCGGATTGTGTCTTCGTTCAGCCAATTTGAGATTGACTGGTCGCCAACGCCCAGCGACTGCAAAGTCGAGATGGGTGCAGCATCGGGATACATGCGCTCATAGTCATCTCTGGTCACATCTTCCGTGACAAAGCACCATTTGGCGTCTGCGCCAGTTGGGTCTTGAATCGTTGGGTCCATGTAGACCGAAAAGCTGTTGCGGACACGGCCAATTTTGATGTCTTGGTTGAATGTGTCGTCGTCGCAATACTCGGTCAGCAATCGCAAATAGCCTTCGCCGTAGGCGACTTGGTTTTCACAAGCTGTGTCATAGGCCACGTCGGCGTCCGAGATGTACTCGATGTGGCGAATCATGCCGTTGAAGATTTCGGCGACTTTGATGTCAGCCTTGTCGTCCACGGGGATCACTTTAGCGCCCGGGCGGTTCTGGCGCATGTCGTTTGTGACTTGGCGAACGTGCTGAGGCAGCTTGTTGATAGTCAGTGTGGGGCGCGCATTGATTGTTTGACCCTGCACTGCACCACGGGTAGCCAGCACATCGGCGGGCCACTGCCAATGGTTGTCAGGTGAACCGGCGTAGAAGCGCAGGTCGTCGATTTCGTCTTCACGCGACTCTGCAAGCGCAGAAACGGCCAAATCAAGGCGTGATCGGGCGGTCGATAGAATGTCAGATGCGCTATTCTTGGGCTTACCGCCCTCGGCCACCGCAGCAGCGGCGACCATTCCTGTTGGGTCACTCATGTTCCAAGACTCCTAAGATGTGGGGTTCACGCATGACAACGTATTCTTTGCCTTCGTGCTTAAATTCCTGACCCACGCCAAAGTATACGTTGTCACCCACCTTCACGTCCACACAATCTGGACCAATTGCAATCACAGTACCGGTTTCGCACTTGTCGCCCGGGGGAATGATGAACAATTCGTGCTTTTCAACATCGGGTTCGATGATGACGCAGTTTTGGTTGGCCTTGAGACTCATTTTTTACCTTTAGGTGCTGATTTAGCGGCTTCGCGCTTGACCGCATACGCGATGGCAACGGCCTGTTTGACGGGTTTGCCAGCGGCAACTTCGGCTTTCACGTTTTTGCGAAAGGCTTCGGGTGATTTTGATTTGACAA